GTTCCGGCCAGTGAATATCGGGGGCGGTGGAACAGTCTACGCGGTTGAGTAACACACAGTATTTTTTCCACTCTGTCAGTGCTGCCAATTCTCCGTCCGTGGCTATTTTCAAATCGACGGCATATTGCAGCGGGGCTATTGAGTTTGACGCCTGAGATAGACTATTTCGTTTCTGAGATTCCGCCTGCTGTATTTCATGTTCCTGTTGTGCCGCTATATCTGTTACCCATTGTTTACCGCTCCATTTATCAAATTGGGTTTTAGGTGCTAACAGGATATGTTCCGGTTCTAATTCGCCGATATAGTCAACCGCCAGCGCCTGCCCTGTTCCGGTGTGATACGCTGTTTTTCCGCGATGATCGGGAACGAGCACCCACGACAAATTATCGCCAGTACGACAAATCGCCATTCCGTCACTGGCTGCGGGCGGTTCATCCGTACACGAGTGCGCCGGAATACCTACCCCAACCGCCAGATATTCGACCGTTGCGGATAAATATTCACCGCTGGCCTCAGAGAAATTATAAACAGTCGTATTTCCTGCTACGCTCGCAATATTGTTTTTATCTAAAATAGCATTCATTATGCAGCCCTCACGATGTAATTAAATGCGATGTTACGGGGACGGGTTTCATTTTCACCACTACCGTCAGTTATATATCGTCCACGCCTGATTTCTCCATTTGGAGTATTTCCATATCCAGTTGCATTGTCAGTCGACAGTATTGAGTCCCCTCCGCGGTCATTAGAATTCAATACCGTTGCATCCCAGGCGTCAAATGCTGGGATTCCGTGATAGTGTGTGCGAAAACCATCAGCCTGCCAGCTCAGCAGTGTGCGCCCACTATCAATCAGACGCCCATCGTCCCAACCACGAATGAATTCGCCTCGTAGGTCTGGCAATCTGAGCGCCGGATACGCCCGCGCCAGCTTCGGATATTGACTGGCTGTAAACGTCGAACCGTTACATTTGAGCCACCCAATTGGAGAGATTTCCAACGGCCATGGAATCGGCACACCAACAGGCAACTCGGTTCCCGCTAAACCGAGGTTTTTCACAAATGCGTCTTTGTTTGGAATATCCGCCCCGTTCTGCGCTTTGTCGAGGCGGCGGTTGGCATTGTCGTTGGCGGCCTTCACCGCTTTAGGTGTGGCGGCCTGTGCTTCATTGGGGCTGTCTGTCGCATTGTTAAGCTGCACGATACCTTTTTGTGTGATTGACGCTTCGTTTATATGGATATTCGAGGCCAAATCGTAAACGGCTTTGACCGCCTTAGATGTCGCAGCGACGTTCTCTGCGTTACTGTCTGTGGAATTACTCAATTTCGTAATACCGGCTGTGGTCAGTGACGCGGCAGGGACACTGGCGTTGATCGTTGTCCTTAGTGCATTGAGTAATCCAGCCTGTAGTGCCTGTAAGTTGCCATCATCCAGCACATCCTTATCTGTCGTCTCCACAATAAATTGTGCCACCACCGTAGCGATGGCAGCGCTTTGCCGCCAGACTTTATTCAGTTCCTGCGACTTCGCCACCCCAGAACTGAACCCGTTTGTTCGGGCAGCCAGTTTGCTGTACTCGTCGTTGGTTAAGACGTTTGCCCCGTCTGCAATGCCAAAAGGCAGAAATTCATTTTTTGCCATAGTTTCCTCATAGTCTGACGGCCCAGCCACCGGTATCAAAACCCGCAACCACGTCATGTTGAATGTCAAAGCCAAACAGCCCGTCACAGGCTGAATTAATGTAATTATTTACGCGTACCGCTTCCGGCTTGATGTTCAGATAACCCTGCCGGATAACGGCTTTAATGACTTCCGGGATAGCGCCTCCGGTCATAAACACATCCATGGTCATATTTTGGTTATCTACGAAAAACAGCGTGGTTTTACTGTCCGGTAATATCCGCTGATAAATCCGTTCCAGCATGTCACCGGATCCGTCCCAGTGATTGGCTTCAATTTTTACCCGCAGCAAGGTACGGTAAGTTTCGTCATCCAGTTCGGTAAACCCGCTGTCACTGTCATATTTCCGTTTCCAGCTTCCCTGGTCGAATCCCACTGCCTCGGTATCCAGTGAAAAATACACCCCGACAATCGGCGTTTTCACATAGCGCGATAGCCCTATCCATTCCCCGACTGCATCCAGTTGTACACCAACAGCCTTGTCCAGCGAGAACGCGTCATTAAGCTGTAGGGCGGCTTGTGCAATGTCTGAGAATATGCGGGTGATAAGATCAATATGGTTAACGAATTTTGGCGCGGTACGATGTTGCGGGGTGATGAGTGTTAAGTAGTCTCTCATGTCACCACCAGTTTGATGTTATCCGGCTGACAGGTCACTACCTCGTTAAACCGGGTTTTCAGATTACCTGTCACCGCTGATCCCGCCGTGCGTCCGATGCGAATACCGGTAATATCATAGGTCTTACCCTCTTCATCACCGGGTAAGTTGGCCGGGGTAAACAGCTTGGTCAGATACACACTGTCCCCGATATGTATCGCGTTAATGTGTTCGGCCACTGCGTTTTTAATCCGGTCTCCTACCAGCGTGGTGTAGCCATCAAAAGGCATCAGGTGAATTTCAATAAAAACAGCCACATCCACCGGACGGGAAAAACGTATCGGATGGGGGATTTGGTGGCGGTCAGCCACTTTAATCACCGTGTCCCCGAACGTACCCCCACCGGGTGTTTTTTTTAAGGCAATAGTCCTGGCGATAGTCATTGCATCCCCGCCATCTACAATAATGGCGATAGTATGGCCGGGTATGCCGTATTCATTCGTCTGCCCGGTGTCATTTTCAAACCCCCTTAAGCGGGAAACACCGGGTATCAGGCTGATCGCCCCTAACATCCCATCCAGTACGGTACGTGAGGGCAGCGCCACCGATTTACGCTGACGTATCCGCAGTTCGGCATCCGTCTCAATGGTACGTCCGGGTGTCGCTACGGAATGATTGATGACTTTCTGCCAGCCTCGTGTAGGTGTGCCTATCTCAGCGATATCCCCCATTGCTGCGGTAATGGATCCCTGGGTCTGGCAGGTAGCTGTGACGGTCGCTGTACCATGCGTGCCAATCGTGACGGTATCCGGTAACCGCCATGAATAGCCCTGCACATCGCGCACCATACCATTTTTAATGACCGTACCGACCTGACCGATAAGCTCCACATCACAAGTCGATTGGGTTGAACGGTGTCGCGACATGCCATTAATCGCGACATTGTTTGAGAGTGCCGCTCCTGTCGCTGTTGACGGACTGAATGAGTTATAGGTGGCAATCAGTGCATTATTCGCATCATGAATGGCGATTGCATAAATGGCCACCATCTGCCCGTCTTTACTGTCCGGGGCTAAATACGCATCCTCACCGTAAATCTGGCGAAAATACCCGGTTAACTTCGTCAGTATCGTCGGGTAATCGGGCGCAGTAATGCCGCTTGCGGTAATTCTGGCCGCAAGCCCTAAAGAGTCTAAATTAAGCATAAGTTACCGTTCGTTGATGACTGTGGTTCTGCCGTAGCGGGTGTTAAGGATGGCGGTAAGGGTGATTTTCCGGGTAGTGGGGTTCCGTGTGGCCTCAAGAGCAATAATTTCTGTCACCCCTTCAGTGCCTAAAATCCGTTCACGCAACGTCATTGCACTGGTGTAGTTTTTTTCCAGTATGGCTTCCCGGTAGGGCGTCCCTTCCTCCATATCCAAAAACCAGTCCCCGCGCCATAAATCCAGCCGGGTCTTAACGGCCAGTGCGACGGCTTCCGGGGAATCAATCAGAAACGTGTTGTCGCCCTGACCGAAGCTGTAATCGCCGTCAATATCTTCCCGTCGATATCGCATTACTGCGGCCCTCCTGTGGTGCCCCCGCCTGTTTTAACGCCGCCGTGTGTGTGGTTCATCAGACTGATACCGCCTGCGGTGACATCATTTTTCACTTTCACCGGACCATTCATTGTTGCTTCACCCCCATTGGAACCCATACCTTGTGACAGGTTGCCGTTGAGTTCAATCTCAGGAGAGTTTATTTCAGTTCCTCCTCCTGCATTGACGATAAATTTACCCGGAGTGTTAAGCGTGATGTTATGGCTACCCGGCGTAAGTTCTATATAAGCCTCTCCATCATCCGTGCGCAGCTGGGCGGAATGGGTACTGATACCGCTAATTTTCTGTGCCTGTGATTGCGGGCCAACTATCGCAAAGCCATCTGATAAGTGATGCTGGCGCGGGTCTACCGGCTCCTGTATGCCGCCATTCTGCCACCAGTAATCAATGCAGCGGTCAGCAAAAATCACCAGGCATTCATCACCCGGCTGAACGGGAAACGTCAGCGTCACCCCGCCACCGCGTGGGAAAATCACCGGCACATCCACCAGCAAAGGTAATGCGACTGATTCCGCTTCCCCCTGGCTGTTGGTAACTTTTCCGCGTATTGCAGGCTGCGCCGTCACGGTGACGGCTTCAGGATTAAATGACTGGATAATGCACGGTACGGACACATATAAGCCTGAACTAATCGCCTCCTGTATCATCAGGAACGGCGTTTCAGGCTGGTTAAGACGTTCAAAGTTAGTGATCATTGTCGGACATCCTTCGATAGTGCGGCCTGAGTCATTAAGGTCTGGTCTGATTTCGCCACACAAATCAGCTCCATGTAGTACATCTTTTCACGGGTATCCCCGAAGTAACTGACGTTGATCACCACGTAATCCCCGTCAGCATCGGTTGCAGCGGGAATTTCGTTAACATCGTTACCCGATGCAATCGCCCCGGTGGATTTCCCGGCCTCATTAATCGAAGCATTATCTAACCGGATTAAAGTACCCGGTCTGATTTTTGGGTTAATCAGGCATTTCACGTTAATCCCCGCACCGATGGTCTGCTCCGGCATCCCGATTAGTCCGGTTTGATAATTCAGTACAACCGCTTCGGTCAGATAGGTTTTCTTCGGGATAATATGGCACTGACCATCTTCATAGCGCCATTCAGCATTGTTCTGTCTGGCTAAAATATGCATTTCATCGCGGTGCATACCAAAGAACACCTTACCCCGTGGGGCCACGTTTAACTGAAACTCCGGGCGCATCCCGAACGTTATTCCGTACTTTTCAATCTCCCGCATCATCAACCGGTCAACGTCCTGCTGGGTGTAACCGGCTGAGATAGTGATATTGACCGTCGCATCATTGTACGCCTGGTCACCGTCGCCAGCCTGTATCACCACATATGTATCCGTCGGACTGTCACGCCCGGTGTAGGTGTACTGGATTTGCCCGGCGAAGATTTGGCCTGAATGGTCTTTATATCCTGCCGAGAACTTTATAATCCTGTATTCGTTCTTGCGGATCTTCTCCCGTGTCTCATTGTTCAGGTTGTAGATTTTGAAGATGCCGGTTGCCGGATAGGCAAAAGAAGGCCGGGTAATACTGAATTTGATTTTCAATTCGGAAAGGTCAATACCCTCACCTTTCTCATCAGCGACAATCAGCCTGCATTCGCGAAGCCATTGTTTTGACATAGTGACTCCAGAAATGAAAAACCCGCCGAAGCGGGTTATTATGAATTTGTGGCTTATCGTGTAATGCGCTCGCTGGCTACCTTATAAGCTTTCGAGTCTTCTCTTTTGCTTACTGCGATTACCCAGATCACAATCTCTTCATCTATCACCTGATAGACAAGGCGAAATCCAGAAGAGCGAAGTTTGATTTTAAAGCAGCCTGCTAAATCGCCGTGTAATCTGGCTGACTCGATATAGGGGTTATCCTGTAGTTTACGTAGCTTCTTTTTGAACTGCTCACGGACACTGTTATCCAGTTTTTGCCATTCTTTTAGCGCACGCTCGTCAAACTCAATGTTAAATTTCATCAAGATTTACCCGAATTCGTTTAACGGGGTTTTTCAGGCGATCACGTACCACCTCCAGAATGTCCTCATCTTCATCATGTTCTGCGACCATCAGGGATATCTCAGCGAACGGTAGCTTTTCATTTTCTGCCACATAGCGCAGAAAAAGGCGCAACGCGTCGGAAGGGGATAAGTTCAGTTTATCAAATGCACGATACGCATTCTTCTTAAGTTCTTCATCCACTCTTATCTGAATTGTGCTCATAGTCTCACCATATGTAATTACACTTGTATTACATTGTACATTATTGCATCTATGGTGCAATGAGTTTTTACAAAAGTTTAGGTTCATCCCCGCACGCGCAGGGAACTTCCTCATAATCACCAAAAAAAAAGCCCCATTACAGGGGCTTCTTTCACTAGCTTAAAGACTGAGACGGCCAGTTTCATTTAGGCTTTTTTGGTGAACCCTAGCCATACCAGCCCAATGCGAAAACAGTATTTCATCCCCTATGATGGCATCATTAGCAGCCGCCCTCCAAGCAACCTCTGATATATTAGGATCTCTAGCCGTTTCTATCCAATCTTTAACTCCGGCAACTATTGCACTTTTACATGCATTATCTATATTCGCTCTCACATACGCAGACGCTTTTTCGCATGACCTAGCTTGCTTAAGTAACGCACGTGGGTATAAATAAAGGTCTCCAAAGAAAGGTTTTCCATAAATTGTGGGTTTCCTGTATTCCTTAGTTTTATTACCATTCTTGTCTCTAATATTATGTTTTTCTAATTTAGCAGTGTTTATTAATGCAAGAGCGGCGTTCACATACTTGTCATTGATGTACTTAAATTCAAAAGGCTGTGTATCTGGCAGTTTTGAGTTCTCCTCTATTTCCTGCTTTTCTCTATCGTCCTTCATCTTAACTAACCCAATGGCAATTTCATGCATTAAGGGTTTGATTTTTTCAGGATTATAATGCTTAAATTTAAACTTTTTATTGTCAGCTCGGTATGATTCAAGAAATTTCTGATCACCATCTTTCAGCACATTTGATGCACCTGACTCAAGAGCACCAAGAACACAATTAGCACTACGCTCACACGAATCGATGAAGTTAACATCCCTAAGCAAATAGTATATATTATAGAAGTGTAAAGAAGATTCATCTAGGGGTGGTTCGTTACTACCGATAATAAGACTAACAATATCATCCTTAGTAATTTTATTACTTTTTAATTTTACCTTATCCCACTCTATCAGTGACTTTCCCCCTGACTCATAAGTCTCTTTATCTTCATTAAATATTGTGGCCACCGCTGTCAATGCGTTGTTATCTCTAGTGTTAAAAATAGGAGTGGTATCTTCTGGAGGCTTGGATACAGCGCAACCGGAAATAAAAAGAAATGCTAAGTAAAAAATAACATTCTTCAATTTAATAACCTCGCGTTAGCTATTCAATACCCAAAATATAACCGCTCATCACAACCTAACTCACCACCCTTTGTTTCTTTTTGCGGGTTATGATTCATAAAAATCAGCGAACCATTAAAACCCAGATAGCTATGCTGCTCCAAAATATCCACCCCAAAAACCAGCGGCAGCCCTGTCACAATTGGTTCGCTATTGGGGTGCATAATATCTAATACCCAGCCGGCACAATCTCGCCACTGTAAGCGCATTCGGTAGTTAACGCCGCCTAACTGGATATCGAATTGCTGGTTTACAGGTTGTAAGGGAATTTCGACCATATTCATTAGAAAATCTCCAAAATCCCATCTATAAAGCGTTTTAGTGCCGTGTCGTTGTTCTTGGGTACGACTGGCGTCTTGGTTCCTTTATCCACCACGGGGCCAGTATCCAGCGGGGCTTTCATTCTCTCTGGCGGAGCGGTAACCCCCTTAACCGTCTGTGTTTCGACAATAATCACTTCACGCAAAGTTAAAGTAACCATCAGGACGTTTTCAGACGTTTTATCCGTGGTGACTTCAATGGCACGGATCAGCATATTTTTATACTGGCGCTTGCCCGTAGTGACGTTGAACGGTTTCTTTGAGGCTTTTAGTGCCAGCAATTGCTGGTAAACTGCTTTAGGGCTTTTCCCTAATGATGTCCCTGTCCCCAGATCAAACATATCAATCAGCGAACCGCCACCTGCAAATCCCAGTTCCATTGTCACCTCAGACGGTCTGTCATAGGCGTGATCACTGATAGCGGCGCCGAGTTGTACCGGGTGTTCGGTAATCTCAGTCGAGTCCTGGTGTTTTTCCGAAATAACAACACTCGGCACAATCATTCCTATTTTTCTCGTCCCCTGAGAAAACAACATCGATAAGATATCCATTAGCTCACCTTAGTTTGTAGGTTACGTGCCAATATTGCGTTACTGCGCTGTACCGCACCCTCTGTTAATGCCGCCACTTCATGCGGTGATTGAACGCCGGTTATGTTAATCGTCAGATTCTGCTCAAAACTCATTTGATTCTGTGCCAGTGACTCGGCTTTACGCAGGTACTCCGGCGTGTAACTGGAAGAAGTCATCATGTTGTTGATATTGGCTTCGGCGTTATCGAACATTCGAGGGTCAAAGTTAAGAACGCTGTTTTTGGTGAGTGATTTTGTTGAGTCTGGTTTACCTGCAATGGCTGACATAACCAATTGTTTAGAGTAAGGAAACACTTTGCTTTCCACTATGCCCATTGCGTTCATTAACGCATACATAATGTCATGGTTGTTTAAATCTAAATAATCTCGCCTGCCTACACCCATCATTTTCGATACTCTCTGGATATATGCCTCGGTATTGTTCTTATCTTTCCCACCCGCTGGTGCCCATGTGGATATAATATCCTCAATCGTTTGCAATAACTTTCCAGTGGTTTTTCCATTGAAATATCTGCGTAATTGCCATGCGGTTTTGGCAAGCCCTTCGTACGCAGTAGCAAATTTTGCGAATCTCGGCGTTGCATGATTTTCAAGAACAGCACCTTTCTGCCCTGCATAATCCATGTTTAATGGGTTATTATTTCGAATACCGCGTACATTTGTATTTGAAGATGATGCTTTAGCGCTCCCCATAAACCAACCGGTAATATCATCCCATGTTAGGAAAGGCTTTTCATTGGCGCGCTTTTCTTTCAGTTTTCTATCCAATACCTTTACGGGATCTTCCCCGGTTTTCTCTGCTTCCTGTTGCACTTCTTGCATTAATTGCTCTCTTCCTTGCTCGGCTTGGGCGACTAGATTCAGTGCTCCTCCCATCGGGCCACCGAATTTACCCATTTCCGGCAACTTCACTTTACTGGCCGCAGCAGAAAATACGCCCAGTACACCCAAGACTTTTTTCAGCCACTTAGTACCCAGAAATATCGCAAAGCCCCAGAAGACATTTTCCCAGCCGCCGACCGCATCCTTGATTTGCAGTACCCAGTCTTTAATTTGCTTAAGGCCTTCCCCCAATTGCTTCAGGGGGCCTTCCCATTTGCTCCAGTCGACAAAACTATTTTTCCCTTCTTTCCAGCCCTGATAATCGTCATACAGCAAGAAGAGCGCCGCCAGCAAGGTTGTGATAATACCGATAGGCGAGGTCAGGAACTTCGTATTCAGCGCCCACCATGCCGCCGCAACCAGACCAAACATTTTAATCAGTTCCTGACTGCCTTTGTCTAACTGCTGCCACCAGCCGATTAAATCCTGTATCCCTTGCGCGCCCCGGAAAACCAACTGACCGAGAATTTCAGACATCGTCAGGATCGCTTTCACTACCGACATAATCACTTTTTCGATAGTGGGCCAGTTGTCCAGTATCACCTTAGTGAATTTCTCAATACTGGGGGTGAGTACCCGCGCAAGTTCACCACCTATCTTGTTTTTCGCCTCACCGGTGACCATTTTCAGCCGTGAAAACTGGGTCATAAAATTGTTGGCGTGCTTAGCGGCTATTGCGGGGTCATACCCGAGCTGCTTGATAACGTACCTATAGTCTGAAGCATACCCGCCCATGCCCCGGCGCATGGCGAGCATCGTATTCTCATCGATACCCAACATGTTAGCGTACATATTGGCCCGATAGCTGGGCATTCCGGCTAACCGTTCGCCAACCAGTGCGACTAACGAAGCGGTATCCCGCAGCTGACCATTGGTATCACGGGTCTGGATACCCATATTGCGCAGGAAGCCTTCCCCGCCCGGATTATTGCGCAGGAACCGGGCCACATTCTCCAGTGACGAGTTTAAACCCTCTACCGTGCCTCCAGCTTGGCTGACGGCATACCCCAATGATTTGATTTGCTCCACTGCACCGCCTGTGCGCTGTGCCTGCCAGTACAATTTATCAAGTCCACTGGCAACATGTGCCGTAAAGCCCACAACCGCCAGCGCTGCGCCTTCCACGGCGGCACCGAGTTTTAAAGCGTTGACGGTAACCCCCGCGATCACCGCACTGAATTTTTTCTCACCCGCTTTGTCTATGTCGAAGCCCAGTGAGATTAAAAATTCTTTAATCACATCTGCGTTAGTGTTGCTCATCTCTCCACCGTGCTATCAGGGCCTCGTTTTCGGCTTCCACATCCAGATACTCATTCATCAGGGCAATGTAGGCCAGATCAACACGACCATTTTCTAAGGACTCCGCCTGACACATCCCGTGACGGACCGGGCGCAGCAGAAAAAAGCGCCCGTTAGGTAATGTACTCAGTTCGAGGCTGGGCTGTCCGGGGATGACACGTCGCTCTCGGGCAGGGCGGGAAAAAAATTTCCCAGTGCATCCTTAATCACCTGACCGACGATTTTCAGCAAATCCAGGCCGTTGATGTCGTCAAACATCAGTTGCCCGCCCGTATACACTTCTGACCAGACGCCCCCGGCTTCCCGGCTGACAACTGACAGACAGATATCGTTAATCTCATACCGGGATTCTTTACCCAGCGAACGAACCGCTTCCACCAGCGGGGTGATAAGATCCGCCATATCTTTCCACGCGAAGACCGGTTTACCTTCGTCATCCACGCTACCGGGCCTGAGATTTTCCCAAATCCCTTTGAGTGCCGGCACGACCGGAACTAACGCCACGGCTAAGTCCTGTTGCTGAAACGCATTCAGTTTGCCTGCGCGGTATTTCTTCCCGCTGATTTCAAAATCCATGTGTGACTCCGTTAAAATGTGCCCAAGATGGTGTCGATTTTGCCGCAGTCAAACACCCAGCTATGAGTGTTACCGACTTTGGCGTTAGAAATGTCCGGGATTTTCTGGAACGCCACCGAGCGCGCCGCGATAGTATCCCCGGAGACCTTGTTACGAATGAGAATGGCGTTATTGCCCCACGTTGCTGACGAGAACTGTTGCGCGTTGTACATCATCATCAGTTTGGCGTTGGCGGGGGACGTTTTCAGGAGTGTCACCGTAAGCGTACCTCCCTTACCCGCGTGCAGCGAGTGCATGACTTCACCATCTGCCCCAATGGTCATGGTGTTTTTAGCTTCAATCATCGAGACTACGATCCCCTCTTCGGAGGTCGCTGCCCCATTCCCCAAATCGACCGACCCGCCCACCCCGGTTATCGTGGCGGACACGTCCATAAATGAATAGGTATTCGCCATCGGATCACCTGTTTACGTTAATAATGACATCGGCAAAATGCACTGCACCTGCCAGCTTAATGGCACACTGAATGACCGGGGCCTTGCGTTTTTCGCGCTCGGCCTGCACCTGCTCTACAATCGGCTGAGCGCAGGTGTAGTACCCTTTGGTCAGCATATCACCGCGATTGAGGGCCCCGAAGCTGTCACCTCCCCAAAGTCCCGGCGCAATCAGGCCATTGGTCACCCCCTGCGCCAGTGACTGCTCAACATTCATCAACAGTTGGGTGACGCCTTCATCGGTCTGGGGAATTTTGGTGGTTGAGGTGTACATCAGGTTATAGAGGTTGGTCTGCACATAGTTCTGTAACCAGTCCAGCCCGTGGCGCTCGTCAATAAACGTCCCGTTTGCCATCACCCCTTCCTGCACAATCGCAGTGTCGTTGTTGTAATGGACAAAGACGTTACCGTTTTTGGTTTTCAGTGCATTGGCCTGTGTTGCGGTCAGCAATTCGGCACTGATTGCCGGTTCCTGTTTAAATTTCAGGGTAATGGTGGTGTTATTGCCCTGAAAGTTGACCGTAAACATGCGGCCAAACAGAGACGCAATGGCATAAGGCTGTGCAGCGTATTGCCAAAGGGTGCGGCCCAGAAAAGCCCCCTTAAGTCGTGAACCCATATCCGTATCCACATCGGGGTCAAGGACATCGGTTTTCGTGACCGTGTGTCCGTAAATCCGGGCAACGGAGGCCGACTCAATATAGCGTGCGACTGTCAACACATCGCTGTCAGACAGGCTATTGTCAGCAATCACCAGACCGTACCAGGCACCTGAGACTTCCCCCATGACCTTGACGGCTTGCGCAATGGTTTCCGGTTCGGTCGGGTCAATCGCGGTTGCCCCGGAGGCTGCATCCAGTTTCAGTAAGTCACCAATGTAAGTGCCACTGTCCGCCCGGGTGAGATAGCCCAGTTTGCCTGACATTTGTAACGAAATCGTAAAACGGGAAGACACACTGTCCCAACGCACGGTGGCGTTTTTCAGTTTTTCCGCCACCCGTTCAGCGACGCCATTCAGGTTGGTTTCCTTGCTGAAATCGATACCGGTGATCGTGGTCTCTTTGCCATCCAGAGTCAGTTTAAATGCACCGTCAGCAATCACCGTAAAGCGGCTTATGGCCTGTTCAGACCGGTTCAGTACCGCACCGCGTAAAGCAGCCAGTACCTGTTCTTTCGCCCATCGCCCGATATACAGATCGACGGGTTGCGGTGACTGAGAATAATACAGTGCGGCTGCCTGATACTCCGGGGTATCCATGCTGAAGTCTGCGCCGACGCCTTCAATATCGGTGTAGTAACGCAGCCGTTCGTGCGTGTTAATCACGTCACTGGCCCCGACAATCAGCAACGAACCAAAATTCCGGCCCGATGCTGCACGGGGTGCCATGTTAATTTTGACATTAACAATGCTGGTAATGGGTAAGCCCTGCATAGGGGTTAATCTCCAAAGAGTTTCACTGGTGCGTCTCTTAAGGCTTTAATACCATACCGACGCACAACCTTACGCCACAAGGTGACAGTCATGTCATAGCGACGTATCCACTGGTTATTGATAAGTTCAGGGAAAGCAACGATGCCGCTATGCTTTACCACAGACAGCCCTAATGTATTCAGTTCAGCGTTGTTCTGACTGAGACTGATACCCTCGCGAAAACGGGTGATATACCCTTGGCTGCGAGGGCCATAGAACGAGGCTGAACATTCAAACGCTTCATGCCGCCAGAGTTCACCGTGCTCAGGGGTCTGATTGGCATAAGCGGGATTATCATCGGCGGGCAGCGCAACAATACCGAACCCACACCAGTCTGAATCGGCGGGGGGTTGCGCTGTCTGAACCGATGTCCAGCGAGGTCGAACGCTACCGCTAGGTAGCCCAGAAACGATCCGCAACCACTGACTGAGTAACCGCTCTAATGCCTCATCGTAAACAGGTTCATTATCCGGTGTTAACCAGCCCGCCCGTTCTGAAGTGTTCATGAATTGCCTCCATCAAAAGGCAGCAATTCACAGTGCGCCTGTACAAAACCCGCCCCATATGACGTGTAAGAGTCCACGGACTTCACCAAGTATTCACGGTTCTGGTAGGTAACAATGTCACCTGCTCGCCCGGATTCCCCCGCTATCAGCCGTTCAGTGGTAATCACCAGGATCGTGCCCGTGACAGTTTGGCCTGACATCCGCATCTGGGCCTCTACCGATCGGTCAACCGTCACGACACCAGAAAAAGGCGTGACCGTATCGACTGTTGTAGGGAATCCATCATCATCAACTCCCACCACCCGGCGTTTTACCGTCAGTGAGGTATCGCAGAAATCCGGATCGAACAAAATGTCAGTCACATCAAGTAAATCCATTATTCCCCCTTATTCCGAACCACATAAGTAATTGAGTGGCGATAAGCGCCTGTGTCGATCAGCGGCTTGGCATTGGCATTATTCGGCGTGCCTCCCTCCTGCCGGTTCTTCACCTCAGCTTTTGCCCCTTTACGACCACGCCTTGCACGCGCGGCAACTGTCGGATCTGCCAGTGGTTCAAAATCATGGATAGTCATGTATCGCTGAACGCCCTGAACTGCAATCTGGCCGGCCTTGTTCAGTGCTTTTTCTGCCTTGTCCTGTTTACCGTCCAACACCGATTCCGCCGCGATTTTTAATTGCTCCGTAGTTTTGTCTTCCACTGAGCGAACACCGGGACGAAGATGTGGACGGGATGGAATATTCTGCCTCGGCGATCCGAATTCGTTAATATAGCCAATCCCGGCGTTGCCGAACGGCACATCATCGCGAGAACTATTCTCCGAAGGAACGCCCACCAGCACGTCCCGATTGCCAATCGTTTTCAGTGCCTCCAGAATGGCATTGGCTTTGTCCCCTTTAATGGTGAGACCGCTTTTCATAACTGAATACCTCCTACCCCGAACGTCAGCAACAGTGCGTAGAACTCAGAGCCATAGCGAGTATTGTTCCAGAATCCCGCGTCAGGATTGAGAGTCACACCGGTGTCGTAACTGGCGCTGACCTTATCCACCGATTTGGATGACAACACGCCACTGTTGGTTCCCCCTACACCACCTCTTGCCACTGACCGACTGTCCGCTGCCAACAGTGCCATGTAATGCGCCACCATCAACTCCACCAGATAGCTGAACATGCCCCCCAGCCGATTTTCATCCAACTGCTTATCAGCCAGATCTAACCGGAACTGGATTTGGGTATCGGGGAATTTGGTTGTATCAGTGAATTGCGGGAAGTCGGTACGAAATTGGTCAATCGTAGGAAGGTGCTTATTTCTTGCTGCCCCCATTTTTTCCTCCGTTAGACGGATCCCCCTGAATCAGTAAATCGGCGATATGGTTATCCCGCTCCTTGAGTTGCTGTTTCAGCTCAGTGATCTGTTTGTCGCGTTCTTCTAACGTCTGCGTCAGCTTATTGATTGCGGCGCGCAATTCAGTCAGTTCGGCATCATAATCCGCCTGTATACCTTCTTCCGTCGCACCCACGATTTCAGCATGTGCCTGTATAAACCAATGCTTGGCCACATCTTCACTGACATGGTGAACCCCCTCTTCGAAGTCCTGTGTCTCCCCCGTCACCGGAGTAAAACGAAATGGGCTATGTACTTTGATTTTTATCATTAAATGCCGTCCATATAGTTCATGGTTTCACGGTAAACCAGCTCAACCGCACCCAGCTTGCCGTAATAGGTTACCATCTGATACAAGCCACGATACTGGATCGGGATGCTCTGTAATGGCACCAACGGGAAGCGAACAAACTTCTTGTCATTGGTGTAAGCGATTGCGCGGTCTTTACCCGCGATACCGACACCCTTCGCCCATTTCACCGCACGAATATTCAGTGGCGTACCATTCTGGTGATAAGCGATAGTGTTATTTTGCAAGTAAGTCAGTAAAGACTGGTTACCCGCTGTAGACACAATAATTGTCGAGAGCAACGCATACTGCTCAGGCGGTATTAACAAATCGGTCGGCACCATCGTATAGGCAGAATGTGCCCACGCTTCACTCAGCAACTGGTTGATACTGTCGCGGATTTCATCCGGTGTAGATTGCGCCCACGGTTTACGGGCATTGATGAGTTTCGCGTTTTTCTGGTTCAACAAGCCCTGTAACCCCAAACTTGCGTCACCAACGTAAACCTGTTCATCGGCGTCCATGTTCCATTTCAGGATCAGACCGTCATGTTTCTGGGAATCAATAGGTCGGCCCACCTGTTGTGCGGAGGCCAGTTCAATAACTGTCCACGCCAATTCCATACCCCATAAGGTTAATGGATGCCCGTCACGATCAATGTTAACGCTGACGCCTGCCAGTGCGGTAGCGTTACCGCTGACCCAGTTCTTGCCATTCGGGTTAATCGACCCCGCGGCTGCAAACTGGGTGTTTGTCCATGTTGCAATTTCATCGCCGATGGTCACATCTTCACGGAATTGGATATCCCGCCCGTAGGTGTACTGCGCCAACGGCAAGTTGATAGTCTGATCCATGCGCTCCAGTTCGAGTTTCAGGAAAGCGCCTGAAGCATCAATGGTGCGTTGTTGGTCAAATGTAAACATAAGTCCCCTTAAATCTTGTAAGAAATTTCAACATTACCTTGCGCATCGCCCGCCCCTGTGAACTGCGCGTTCGGGAATAAAATACTTTCTCCCTCTACCGCATCATTCAGGAAGCTGCCCAGTGGACTTGTCTTAGTCGGTTTACCCACCCGCACATAGACCGGCGCACCTTTTTTGATACGGGACGCATCCCCGTCCAGTTTGACTGTCATGTACCCACGTTTCAGGGCATCCCCGGTGAAGTTGTTACCTGTACCGATAATCTGAATTTTATCCGGTATGCTGGCGGTGGGATACGGACGCACATAAATCCCCTGAATTTTGTCAGCCGTATCCCCTTCAGCCAGCGGCACAAAATAATCACCGTCATATTTTCCCACCAGCCCGTAAGCGGGGAAGGCATCCGGTGAATTCAGTAAGACGGGTTCCACGGTCATATCCTGTGGGCGTGAGATAACCCCGGCAATGCCCAAGGGCATTCGCTTTAAATATGCTGTCATAGTGTTATTTACTCCTGTTTGCCCAGAATTCGGCGTTGGCTTTGTTCAGGTCGGCAATGCGATTGCCGGAAGATTGGTTACGTGAAGCATCACCTGTTGCTTGGGTATTACGGCCTTTTGCCAGTTCTGCTACGGCGTTAAAGGCCATATCAACCATATACTTAGGCAGTTTTTTAATTTCAGCATCACCGACAATATTACGCACCATCGCCTGATCAGCACTTACCAGTACCCGACGTTTAAAGGCGGTCGGCTTGGCAGGTTTTGACATATCAAAACCCGGTATGATCAGTTCAGCTTTATAAGCCGAATCACCCGTGATGTTTTCTTCCTTCTCGTCTTTTTCTTCGCCATCATCCCCTGTCTGCCCTTTATCTTTGGGGTCTGTGCCGTTATCGCCTGTCTTCCCTTCCAGCGCATCCAGACGGGCTAATATTGCCTTTGCCCATTCAGGGATTTGCTCATCACCGGTTTTCATTTCGGGATCTTCTTTGGGTAATGGTTGCTGTGGGCTGATATTGATATTAATCGCCTTAGGCACTCCGCCCGTCCCTTCATCGCCAGTGACAGATTCAGGGGCATTGTTTAGCACCTCTTCCATCGCAGCGGCGTCCCTGGTTTTTACCGCTCGCTTCAGTCGGTCAAACCATTTTTGTGCTGTATTAGACATACTATCTCCAATTGAACAACGTGAACCGGCGCGGGCATCTTGAACCAGCGCCACATGATTACCTCGGATTTGATACTGAGCGGCCTTACCTGTCGTGGTTTGCTGGTATTCAGCATCGTAACCACAAGACACTTCGTCAAAACCGCTATCTATCGCCGCTATTGCATCCGTATCTTTGATGATGAGGTCAGCCAGCATCAGATCGGATTGGTTCCCTTCACCCCGCCTGACGTTCTGAACATGACCGTGTGCCAAATCCCGCCAGTTATCCGGGTCAACAAAAATAATGTTGCCGTCACGATCTTCAGGATGCTTTATCGTGATGGTCATACCCTCAAACGATGCCAGTGTTGCTTCACTGAATACTTCGTCAGCGGTACGCTCAACGACAATCTCACCATCGTCATCCGGCTCAAGATTAGGCAGTTCAAAATCGGCATAAAGCTGTGTGCCTGTTCTGGCAATCGGAACGTCTTTGCACAACAAAGAACCGTCCGCCAGTTGGTAACGGGTATTACCCAGACGGCTGGTAAAGAAATATTTCATGATTACTCCGGTATGACGACTTCACAGTAACAACGACAATTCGGCAGTGTGCCTGCGTGTCCTGTCAGACCGTCCAGTGTCGGAGGGCTGCCCCATTCAATAAACTGCCCTTCCATTTTTTGATGTGAATGCCGGACATCTCCATCGTCTGCGGTACGCCAGATATACCCCGTTGAACCGATGGTTTGTGCTCGTGACTGAGTGAGCGCGGTCTGTGCCCTGCCTAATTCGGTACGGGCGATCAGTTTTGCCCGTGACAGGGCGACTTCTCCTGTTCTGGCAATTTCCTGTGCGAATGGCTCATGACGTCCACCCGTCACCACGGCTTCAATAGCCTGATTATGGATGTCATACACCCTGTCTGCCGCTTCTATCGGCAGCGATTTGATGTACTTGATTTGCTCGTCAATGATAGAGCGCATGACCTGACCCACGGGCGCATTGTCTACCAGATTGCGCAGCTCTTGGCTGATTTGTTGGCTACGCACTCGCCACTGTTTCTCGTTGTGACGATTGACATCAAGTGCAAACCGCCGAGCTACTCTCTGCGCCCACGGCGTAATCAGCTCACTGTAGCTATCCAGTGCATCCATGATTTCCGTGACTGAATCATTCGAACCATCGTAAGAACCGTTTACGATTTCGCCCACCGCCTGCGCTATCGCCCGTAGACTCGTTCGATACTGGTTTTCCGCCTGTCTTGACTGGGGTAATGTCGTCAAGGCCGAGTTTCGGCGGTGGTTCGCTTTCCGCATTGTTGATATCCTCATCCGTTATTGAACCGCCGATACCCGTCACATCCGCCATTTCGCGCAGGTCATTCATGGCAGCTTTCAGGTTCATCATGCCGCCATCGAGTGCGCCATTGAGTGCGTTGACGGTATTCAAGGCAATGGTGGACCGGTCAAGATCGGATATCTGCCACAGAGGATTGAATTCGAACGTAAAATCTTCCGGCAGCGGCGCCCCGAACTCTGAACGGTGCATCACATCCAGCAAGCGCCGGATAGGTTGCCGTAAGCGCCGTTCCTGTTGGGTGCCGATATTGTCGTAATAGTTAGCGAGGTCTGTGTCGCCAGTAGAAAAGCCTTGTGGCGACTGACCAAATAACCGTACCAATGGGATACCCACCGCCCCGGATATTTGTTCGGCAAACTGTGCCAGCACGTTATCCAGACCGCTGAACGAATATTGATGAGTTTCAAAAACATCGGTTTTATCCATCAGCGTCATGCCTTCATTGCTCTGAAACTGGCGGATCATATCCACATGCTTAAGCAACGCATCCAACCTAGCGCCCCCCATCGCAATAATTTCACGCAATTTATCAATGCTATAGGTGCGAAGATGCGCCTTATACACTAACTGCGCCGCACCTGTCGTGGCACTGTCAAACGCTGTGAGCCTGTCGATTATTCGTTCAACAATCGACATGCCCCACTCGTTTTCGGTCTGTGCCTGTTGATACGGTAACGTGACGCCATCGAACCGGATTAATCGGCTGTGATGGATTCTCCAAGCCGGGATCCCCCGACCTGCGCTGCTCACCTGATAGAATTCAGGTTTGCCCAAATCCTTACCGATTTCTTTAATACGGCGATTCAGGTCAGGTTCAACTTGCCAGCGGTCAAGGGGTAGTATCCCTTTAAACCGCCCTTTCCCAATCGTTTCAGGACGTAGCGGGGTGAAAGGGGCTTGTCCTTCAATCAGAATCAACCCCAGTGCTCCACCATAAAGCCGTGACCATTTGATGATGTTATTCAGATTTTCCCACAGCTCCAGTTCATCAAATAACGATTCCAGCACGCCCCGTGCTTTCGGGTCTATCTCAGAGGTAATACGAAAACCCTTACGGGTCATATCATCCGCCACCGAGTCCACCGCAGCCCCGATAATCCATGACGAACGGTAAGCATTTTCTATTAGCGTCTGGTTACGGCTCGTCCAGTTGGGTCGATAAGTCGATGCCGAATGCTGGTTAGGCGTCTGCATCCCGACGCGCGCCATCATGTTCTCGTAACTGTCTGCGGTGGGTTGTAATTTGCGATTATTTTTCGCCATTAAGAACCTCGTCCTAATAATTCCCAAATTTCCATTGAGATATCCATCGGGGCGTAAAGGATCATGGTAGAGTCGGCTAAGTTCGGGGATTTGGTCCCGTCTGGTTTTTTGTCCACAACAATTTTCCCGACGCCATTCACTGAATAGGTAGGCTGTGACAGTTCCATGATTAACTTATCTTTCAGTGGCAGGTCACTGGAAATGGCTATCAGTTCATCTGGATTATAAAAATGCCCTTCGCTCACTGCCCGGTGAGTTTTCTGAAAGCGGGTACGTAGCGCCCACCAGCTTTGCGCTTTCGCATTGGCGAAAAAGTCCTGATTTAACCGGGGGGTAGTAAACGCATCTCCCGACACGGCTTCGCCTTCCGGTTCAAATACCGCACCACTGCCACGAAACGGCGTCGCGGTGATGGTGTTTAACCGTAACGCCTTACGCTGTTCGTTGATAATACGGGCATCGCCCCGTGTACCCGCGCCCAGGCCATCCGCATCGTACCGGAACGAATCAAGATTAAGCTGATCACACCAGCCGAAGACTTTTTCCACCGAGCCGAAAATATCACTACCTTTGCCTGACCACTCTTTAATGCCCTGCATCAGGAAGCCATGACGCCATGAAAACGCGTTAGTGTCCTTGCCCTCATCGGCAACGTCCATTGCTCCCATGCGAATACCTGTCGGTTTGATATCCAGTTTGATGTGGGCATCCATCGCAGACTGGACCCATTCAGAGGGGATCAGAATACCTTCTACCGACGCCTGATAGTTGATATCCACTTCCTGCGCCAGTGTGACTGGGTCAAGTTTCTCTTTTTGTTTGGCATACCAGGCATCATCTTTGCGCGGGTCATCCCGCCAGTGAAAGGTAAACACCTGAATGTTGCCACTGTGCCGGCGTTGAGCAAATGAGTTTGCCATGCCGTTCGGCGTTGACACATCCTGACGACAGTTTGTGGTGGCAGACAATGATGCATCCACCAGCTCTGGACGTTCCAGAAACGCAGCTTCATCCACAAAGTAGAACGAGGCACGGTCACCACGCCCAATACCGTCGCCTGCTTCCCCGGTTATAACGGAGTCAGTATCAGGAAACATAATACGCATATGGGGCGCGTGCTTACGGATATCCCAAGTCCCTCGGAATTCAGCGGGAATAAGATTGATAAAGTTCCGCGCTTTGTCAAACAGGGACTTGGGCGAACCGAGTTTATCAACGTACTCTTCTTTACGGGAACCGAACCCCGCTGCAACGCCCCGGTTAAACAGACAGATTGCACTGGCGGTGGCAATGGTCAGCCAGCTTATGCCCATATCACGGGTTTTTTCCGTGATACCCGGCTCTTGGCTGCGCCAGCACTCCATGAACCAGTCGATCCACTCTTCCTGACGGGGGAACAGGATAAACGGGATTCGGGCAGGTAAACCGCGCTCCACATTGCGTGGGTCTACTGTCATTCCCCAGTCGATAATAAATTGCCCCGGGTTATCACGGTAAAACGTTCGCATGGCTGGTAGTAAGGCTGGTGTCTGGCGAATACGTTGTAACCGTTCCATCCGCCATTCAAACACCGTGTTGTAATCTGGATTACGAAAATCAAACGGAAACGGAATTGGCACAATTACCTCATCATTTTCTTGTAAACGTCCGCCGCCTGTTCTGGAGTTAGTTTCGCCACCTCTATCGGGCCGTCGTTCGCGCCGGTATGTTCGGCTTTTACGTTTTCGCGGAATGCCTGCACCGAAACATGTTTACCCAGTAATTCGAGGTTCTTAACCTTATCCGGCCATTTGATCTTCTTGAGCATGCCGACCCTATCACGCTCATCGCCCCGGCCTTCAAACATCTCCGCCAGATTGAACCCGCTTAAATACCGTCGCCATGATTCCGGCCATTGGGATAACGGCTTGATACTCAGGTCTTCTTCCAGAATGTCCGCCACGTCCATCTGGTCGATTTCAACGAGGCGCATCAGTACGTAGCTCGCATCAATGCCCAGTTGCTTATTACGTTCCTGTTTCAGCTCATTGATATGCTGAATAACGTGGGGCTTCTGCATTAACTGATAGCCGATCTCACTCGCGCGATTTGTGCTATACCCTGCTCTGATCGCCGCTTGTGTAACGTTTAAATCGACCAGATATTCATGACAAAACATTGCCTGTTTTGGCGTCATTTTTTTTCTGGTCATCGGTAATTTCCTTAAAAATAAAAATGCCACCACGGATGTGATGGCAGGGTTATTGCTTTAACCACTCAGGGGAATGGTTAAAGGAATAAAAAGCCCCTGATTAGAGGCTCACTGACATTGTGTTTTGATATAGTCCTGCAAATACCTTAGTTTTGCGCGGTCGTTGATGATGCCTTCCCGGATATCGAGAACAGTTGATCCAGTTTCTCCAGTGAGTTCGACGGGGGTTCCATCGCCCACGCTGCCGGAGGTAGTGGACTCATGCACGGGGCAGGTGGCCTTGATGCGCAGCTTGCGACGGCCAGCGGCAACATCAGCCCGAAGAGTATCGATTTCAGTCCTGACATTGGCGAGTTCCTGTGTGTGTCGGGTGTCGAGTTCATGCAGCATGTCAATGTGCGTGTTCTGGTAGTTGATACGGTCGGTTAATTGCTGGATTTCTGCTGCCTGGTCTTCGTTAGCTTTAAGCTGTTTCTTATAACCAGCGCGATAGAGGTAAGCCGCACTAGAAGCAACAATCAAGGCAATTACAACGCCGTAGGTGAAATTGAACTTCATTCATCCAATCCCCAGCAGGTTAATTCCGATTCCTGATCACGTCGCTCCACTTGACCGTAACAGCCGTTCGGATGGCCTTTCGTCTGTCGGCAATCTTTGCCGCCGTCAAATACCCAGCGTTTGATTTCGGTACAGGCCCCCGGCTTATCTCCGGCGTTCAGTTTCCGGTAGAACGTGGAAGAAAAACATTTACCGGGACCAATGTTGTACGGGCAGAAACTGGCAATACCGGCTATCTGAGGTTCAGTCAGCGGGACTTTAATATTGGCTCTTACCCATGCAATGGCCTGCTCTGCTTCTTTGGCGTTGAGGTCACGGCACTGGTTCGGTGTCAGTCGCATACCCTGCCGAACGGGTGCGCCATCAATCCGGGTCACGCCCCGGCAAATTGTCCAGATACCGCCAGCATCCCGATACGCCGATAACTGATTACCTTCTTTCTCGTTGAGGAACTGAGAGAGTATTGCCGTAGCACCTGCGCCAGTTAGCACCAGACCTATAACCGCTGTCGTAAGCTTAGTCTTGCTCTTTGTCATTGCGGTTAAACTCCCTGTGTTTGTAGTACCAGTTCACGGCGAATGTGCCTACCGTGCAGATAATGCCGACGATAATAGCCCAGTCGTTTAATGACAGGGCACCGAGCATAGCAGTGAATGCGCCCCATCCGTAGGCGGTGGGGCTTGTATATTTGTCCATATGCATATTCCACCCCATCAGAACAATGGGCGTCCGTGGGGTGAACTAAGGTTACCCCGGTGAGTTGTTGTTAGTGGGAAAAGTTTAATCGTTAAGCTAAGCGGGTCATGATCTCAGCATAAAGAGCGATTCAACTGATTTTGTCGTGGTACCAGACTGGTGATTTGCACTCAGGCTACTGGTTAATTCCATTGACCAAATACAGTCAAAATCATCTGGAGCAGTATATTCACTCACAAAGACAGTACAGCGGTTCGATAACTCACGAACCCAACCCCAAAACTCAGACGTGTCAAAAGCATCGCGGTATTGCCGGGTGTTCGCATAGGGTGGATCGCAGTAGACGACGGCGCCGTTCGGGATATTCAGCGCTTTGTAATCACTACACAATAACTGCACGCCATCCAGATCAATGACCTGTCGCTGAATATTGCTGATAGCCTCCGACTGATAATCACGTATACCCCCGGCTTTTGTCTGGGTGATTCCCGCGTACCCATCGAACCATTTTCCTGAATAACTGCAATTAAACCCTGCCCAACCCGTTAAGTAAGGAACGTCTTCTTTGTTATTTTTTATTGCGTAGTACTGCTCTCGTGATATCTGCGCCGGGGGGTGCCAGCCCGATAACAAGGCTAGCCACATTGCCATCAGATATTCATGATGGTCTGCCGCAATAACAGGGCCATTGTGTTTGTTGTTAATGTAACTCACCATGTTCAGGCCACCTGCAAATGGCTCAACATAAACAACATCAGGTGTTAAGTGCTCCAGAATGAAGGGGGCGATATGTTTCGCAATGCGCGATTTACTTCCCATGTATTTCACCGATCCGCCTCCTTATTCACCTCTGCGGTGAGTTAATAGGATGCCGATACCGGAATTCCGGCATCGGATTATTTTCAAATAGTTAGGGATACCCGCCGCAACAAGATGGTTTAGCCGCCAGTGACAGGGCAGGTTCAGGATCTGGCTACGTTTTCATATGAGTGGCATCAAGCTTAAATACTTTAAATCCCTCTGCCTGAGATTCAGTTTTGTATTTTTCAATACTTATTCTCATTCTTTGTTTTCCCAGTTCGGTTAAGTTAAGCGGCTTACCCCGTTCATTTAAATAATCCATAGACTCTTTTATTGGCTTTTTCATATCCGCACGGGCTGACTGGTAAGCGTCTTCTAACTTTTCGGGTAACTGAATCAAGATGTAATTTAATTTAATATTGTTATTTTTACTCACCAGCATTGTCGCTTCACCGGTCGTGGCTGAACCCGCGAAGAAATCCAGAACAATATCGCCATCATTAAGACTCTTTAAAGAGCCGATCAATTCAGCCACCAGCTTTAACGGCTTTTTCCCGTTCTTGTAAGGAACACCGCCCTCGTGATTAAGCCCTGTGGTTTTAATATGAGACCAAAAGTCACCCGGATGAACAAACAAGTTATCGGAGGCAAAGATTAATTGCAGTCTGGGGTTTCGGCGGGTTTCTGAATATGTCCCGCGCACAAGATACACCCGTCCCTGAGCGGATTTAACAGCGAAAACATCGCCCGTTTTCCTGTGTTTCTTCTTTTCTTCGCTGAGTTTGTAAACGCTGCTGGATTTGACGCACTGGCATATCCTCCAGCTATTATCGAAAAGCCATGCATTCTTTTTGGAGGCGGGTCCTTTGTATACTTCGGACAAAGGCCTTAACGTGATGCCGGATAAAATTTCATCCAGTTTTTTTAACTGCTCATCACTCAGATATTGCGCATCTTTTATCGCGTCGTAAAATGCCCTGTGCTCCCTGCTGAAATTATCCAGATAGATATTATACGCCGGATCCCATACGGGTTTCTTTATGGGGGTAAATTCAATATTGTTGATACCACTCGGTTTTATAGCAATGATATATTCTTTTAATTTTGGAATGGTGCCCCGTTTTTTGACACTCGCCATTTTAAGGCCGCTCGCTTCACTCATTTTAACCACAATGACTTTAACGGCCTCGTATCCAAATATGTCTTCGCAAATCTTCACTAAATTAAAAACTTCATTGTCGTCTATAGATATATAGATCATGCCTTCTGGGTGAAGTAAGTTTTTAGCAACGAGCAGCCGGGGATACATCATATTCAGCCAGCTTGCGTGATACCGGTCAGCGGTATCATGATGAGCATCTGAAGGATTGCCTTGTTTATTTCCCTGTCCGGTTACCGCCTGATAATGCCTTACATTGTCACGGAAGTTATCTTTATAAATAAAATTATTCCCGGTGTTATAAGGCGGGTCGATA